GTTCGGCTTAAAACTATTTTCTAAGAGTGTGTCACAAATGTTTGATTACTATAGAATTTGATGCATGCAGGAATAGAAAACTCTCTTGACATACTGTTATGTAATCCATATAATAAATAAGTCAGTCAGTGGCTGATATAAAAGCGGATTGAAAACCGCCATAAAGAGATGGAGAGGTGTCCGAGCGGTTTAAGGTGCATGATTGGAAATCATGTTGCCGGCGAATACCGGCACGGGGGTTCGAATCCCCCTCTCTCCGCCATGAAGTCAGAGCCTGTCGAATAAGACGGGCTTTTTTGTTTTGTGAAAAATGGAATATCTAAAGGTGTAAAAAGTTGTTTTTGCCCCCACTTTGCCCCCACTTTGTTTTTTACACGAAAAAAGCCGAGGAAAATCCTCGGCTTTAGAGTATTAAATTATCTTTTTTAGGGTTTCTTTTACTCCGATTTCGAGATCAGGAATAAAGTGTCCATAGGTATCCATCGTCTGCTGGAATGTACTATGGCCAAGTCTATGCTGCAGAGCTTTAAAATTTATACCTTCTTTTAAAAGCAAGGTGGCGTGTGTATGTCGGAGTCCGTGAAAAGTAAAGTCAGGTAGACCCATTGCGTTAAATGTCCGGCGGGCAATTTTTTCAATATGGTTTCTTTTTATCGGGTTTCCTTCAGCGTCACAGAAAAGAAGGTTTTCGGGGTTGGGAGTTCCTTTCATAGCTGATATGTGGTGCTGTATCAGCTTCATTGTTTCTCGATCTACAGATATTGTCCGGCGGGATGACTTGTTTTTTAAATCGTAAGATAGCTGCTCTTTACCATTCACCCGGATTACAGAGCGCATGACTTTTATGGTTCCCCGCTTAAAATCAATCCCCCATTTACAATCAAGTCCGGAGATTTCTCCCATGCGGAGCCCGGTATATGCCGCAATCCGAAAATAAAGCTTTGTCCACTCTTCCGGGATTAGATCGAGCATTTCTTTTATTTGTGATTGCCGCAGGATGGAAACTTCTTTTCGTTCTTGCTTGGCATGTTTTATATTTGTTAATGGGGATACAGGAATCGCCCCATCTTCCGCTGCCTGTTTTAGTGCAGCGTGCAGGATTGTGTGCAGATTATTTACAGTTCGCGGGGATTTTTCTTTCAGTAGGGTCGCAAAATATGAACGGAACATGGCCGGCGTCAGATCAGTTAAGAGTATTCTCCCGACGCGCGCCTCTGTTACATATTTTTTAATGGTATAGTAGTAATCTCTTTTCGTGACAGGGGATATATTCGGCGTTATAGATTCAAGCCACGCCTGCATCCATTCTGACAATGTGACTTTTTGTGTGGCAAGCGGGCATTTTTCTAATAAATCAAGAAATGCAGACCGTTTATCTTTTGCTTCTTTAAGCGTTCGCCCCATAAAATAGTAACGTTTTTTGTTGATCTGGACGGTTACTTTATACCGTCCGTCTTTTCTTTTCGGCATTATAAAACAGCTCCTTTGTTGGAATGGGGCTGATTATGCTATAATTATAAAGTAATCAGCCCGTGGGGGTAATATTACCATTCTGAAGAGTATTAGCGTACTGCTTCAGATAACCGTCGTCATATGTCCGTATGGCGGCGGGATTTTTATTTAAATATTTCATATAAACGACGTAGAAATTTCTCATGCAGACCGGTAACTTCTCTGACAAACGAGGCCGCGTCATTTGGGATATTATTTCCTAATGTCCTCATGGATGTTTCTATCATTTCATAGTTAATGGAAAATACTTTGTTTTGTTTAAATAACAGAGAAACACATAGTAGAGCGGACAAAGCATCATCTTGACCATACTTATACAAATTTGTTTTTTCGTCAATTGGAATAAATAGTTTTTCATGAATTAAAAGTTTTGGTATTCTTGTCGTGCGGGACGCCTTTTGATCAATCTTATGAATATAAAGTCGATTATTATGCGCGCATTTATTGCGGATATTCGTAAGGTAATAAAGGATAGAAGACAAAATTGTTGGTGTCAATTTAGAATTGATTGACTTAGCAATTGTCTTTTTTAAATCATCTTGCAAATTATCATAAAAATTGCTCATAGTGCCAAAATCCATAATAGTATTTAATCCCCATAGTGGTACTTGATTATATACGTCCATAAAATGGCATATAGCTGGATGTTTTTTTCTTTCGTTAAATTTATTAATATCTCTTTGAAGTTTGTTGATTAATTTAATAACAAATTTTTTCTTTGAAGGGTCTTTTGTAAATGAGTCAGGAGAAAGATATTTCCAATGAGAAGATCCATATCGCAGAGAGAAATGAAGCGATATTAAAGATTTCATTTGGGTTTCAACTGTAACAATCGAATAAAGCAAGTTGTTCCTTAAAATAGAATCAAAATGATACAGTTGAAGAAAATGTTTTAGCGTCGTACCATTTTTATAATAATCTTCACCTAATTCTAAACTTTTAGCTTTGTCAATAAATGGTTCTTTATATCCGTTTATAAGATTATAGTACCCATATTGTAACAGGATTGAATCGGATCCGGATTGAAGTGAAATGTTCCTTTTATTTAGAATTTCTAATTGCTCTGAAATACTTGTTGGTTTAAGCTCCATAAATATTCTCCGATAAAAGAAAATAGCCCTGACACAATATGTATCAGGGCTATTTTCGGTCCGCTTTGTGCAATACGCCACGGTTCAATCTATAGTCATGATACAGAAATTTAGATTTTTTGTCAATCAAAAACGTAACAAAATTATCCTAAACCGTAACAAAAATATCCTAAAAGATGTTGAAAGTGACCTAAAAGGTGTCAAAAATTTTCAGGGTTTATGCAAACGATTTCGAACGATTTCGAACGATTTTCAGGTGCAAATATAAACAAATTTTTCGTTTATATATTATTGAGGAATTGGCTGTGGATAATTCAATTTAACTCATCTTAACTCAATTTAATTCAATTTAACTCGTCTTCGTCAATTACTGTTTTTTGTTCTGGAATCATTATAGGAATAATGAAGTGTTTTATAAAGAAATAGCTTATGGATTACATCTTTTGCACGGAACATATCCGGCATTAATCGCCTCGTCTCGTGTGTCAAAGTAAATTTTGTTACGATCTTTCATCTGGTACACACTGCTGCAGTAATCTTCGTGGAATTTGTGGCTGCGGAGATTCCCGATGTATGCATCTACTACACCAGCAATAGAAACAGATAATACAGCGGCTAATGAAAGTGTGAGAATAGATTTTTTGAACATGATGTACATCCTTTCTATAATTAATTATCTATGGATGCGCTAAGTACATTATATGAAGATGCATCCACCTCAGCATACCATTTTGCGGGAACGGTGGCATTAAAACTGTTTTTTGCCCTGACAATCCCCGACATTTTAATAATTCCACTTTCTTTAAAAGCGCCGACGCTGTCGTCATCAAATTTTGCACTATCTGGGTCTTTCAAATTATTTTTTATCCATTTACGTGCGGCTTTATAGGCTCTTTCAGCCTCCGCCTTCGTTAATACTATATCTTTAAGTGTTGCCTCTACCCTGCCGTCTTTATATAGCGTGTGATTTTTATAGATGACTTTGGTTATATTTTTCGACTCATCTGTATATACGGCCGCGATAGCCTGCCCTAATTCTGGAGCCGATAATTCATAGCCGCTTTGGGGATCTCCAAGCACCTTTGTTATTGTTGTGAATCCTAATTGGCGAAGTAGTAAAAGACTTGATTTTGCAGAGGCCTTGTCGATATCCAGACCGGACATCAACGCGGATATGCTTTCGGTGTCTTTTTTGTCTTGCGCTGCCGCCTGCCTCTCCATTTTTCGCTGTTCTAAATGTAGTTTATCTGCGTCAGTCATAAATGCATGCCCTGCTGAGGAAAACGCGGCCACTACCGCAAACCAAATTAACGCAAGTTTCCAGCGCTTAATATCCGGATAGCGCCCAAAGCTACCCCACTTAGGTTTTATCAACCCAATAATCAACATAGTAAACGCTGCACAGGATAAATAAGAGAAGATAGTAAACATTCCAAACTCCTTTTTAAATTCATTGAATTTCCGACTGCCGCAATACAGCTAAGCCTAAGATTTTAACACTCTGGCAGTTAAATCGATTGAGCTGCATCGGCGGATACTTTGGGTTTTCCGATACGAGCATTATACCGTCTGCCGATTTATAAAATCGCTTTAAGCAAACTTTTTCATTATCTATTTCGACACAGGCTATTTTACCATTCGGGATTTCCGGCATAGACCTTATGAAAACAATATCACCGTCGTTTATTCCCGCGTTTATCATGCTATCGCCGCGAATCGTAATACAAAAATCCACATCGTATTTATTATCCACATCATAGTAGGGTGTGTCTTGGTTCAGATCTTCTAACGGCTGCCCTGCGGCGGCATAGCCGAGCATAGGGACTTTTTTAAATCGCGGGCGGTGGGTACCGGGAGGGATTGGCGTATCGATATCCCAGCCCATAATCACCGCCGGACTTATCTGTAACGCTTCGGCCAATGCGGCAATTCGATCCCTTCGCATATTTGCTATATCACCTGATTCCCAGCGGGATATAGTTGCGGGGGATACTCCTACTCTCTTTGCTACGTCCTCGAGTGTTAACTCCAATTCTAATCTTCGGTCTTTTAAAATGTCTTTTACAGATATACTCATGTTCTCACCTCTTTTGAAAAAATTTTACCACGTAATTTACGAAAAGGCAAATTATTTTATAAAAAAGCATTGACTTTTACAAAAACGCAAGCTATACTATTTACGTAAACGCAAAAGAAAGCGAGGTGAGAATCGAATGCTGGATAAAAATAAATTTAAATACTTCGCAGCAGAAAAAGGTATTCCCTTAAATGTTTTGGCCACGAAAATGGGGATGAATCCTGCTACGCTTAGTAAAAAGCTAGGTGGGTTTACAGAATTCACTCGTAAAGAAATTCAGGATTACCAAATTTTGACAGAAGTATCGGACGCGGAAATGCTATCGATTTTTTTTGGACAATAACTTACGTAAACGTAAAAAGTGAGGTGATCAAAATGGAAAAGAAACTGGAAGTCTGCATAGAGGTGTCTGTCAATACATATGACGACATCAGGGAAATTGTGAAGCTGGCATCCGAAATACAAAAAGAGTACAGCTGTCACTGCACTCTTAATGTAAAACAGTCCTATTGAATAAGTTTACTGAAACGAAACAAATTCAATGTTTTTGCCCCATACATGAAGAATCTGTTCACCAACAAAAACGTAATAACAATCCGGATAGATGCGTAGACTTTCAAGGTCATCAATTTCAGATGTCTCATGGCTCTTAATACGCATGGTGATGATTTTCTTTACTTTCGGAACATAACAAGGACAGTCAATCTCACTTATTTTTACATAGGCATTCATAACAATCACCTCCCTTCTAAGCCAATTATAGGGGAGCGTGGAGTGTAAATCAAAGAAAGGAGATGATCAAGATGGAACAAAATCCAGTCGGATTGACGATGGAAGAAACTTCACGGCTGCTTCACATCGGGGTAGAACAGCTCCGGGAGTACGCCCGAACCGACCCGACATTTCCGTGCTTCTCTGTCGGAAACAAGCTAATTACGACGGAAGAGGCCATCCGAGAATGGGCGACTGCCCGCGCCAAAATGCGGGTCGGAATGAAAACGCAAAGTTCACAAGTCATGGAAATTATTAGAAAGTACAGGAGGGAAAGAGCATGATTGACAAAATGATAGTTTATTTATGGTTTTTAATGTCTATTATGCTGATTATCGCTGCAGCGGAGAAAATGTCATGTCTAAATCTCTAATCACATTTATAGCAATTGTCTTCTTAGCCGGCGCCGTGGTGGACGCAGACAACATCTACAACAGGCTCTTCCCGGAAACAAAGATCGTCGAATACCGGAGAGAGGTCAGACCAGGAGATACCCTGTGGACAATCTGTGGCGAAATTGCCACGGATAAAGAGGACCTGCGGAAACTGGTTTATCAGGCGAAGAAAGACAACAGGATCCGGGACGTGGGCAATCTGCAGCCGGGAATGCTTGTCATTGTAAGAGTTGAGGAGGCAAGAAATGAAAAAGCCGACTGATAACTGCAATTATCAATCGGCGGGTGGAAAAGAATCGCTAAGACTTTCCGCCTCTATTGTAACAAAAACAGGAGGATTACACAAATGGCATACACAAATTGCGACTTGGTTCTATCTGTAAAAGACGCGGATGACCGAGATGAATGGCTAAAAGTAAGAAACATGGGAATTGGCGGCAGTGACGCCTCGGTCATTATGGGACTAAATTCGTACAAGTCACCGTATCAGCTCTGGCTTGAGAAAATCGGCGAGGCTGCGCCCGAAGATTTAACGGGAAATCCCTTCGTGTACTGGGGGCAGAAAAATGAAGCAAATATTGCCGACTGGTTCAACGAAGAAACCGGTAAAAAGGTACAGCGGCTCGGCACTCTACGAAACAGAGAGTATCCATTCATGATTGCTAATGTAGACAGAACGGTTGTCGGCGAAAATGCAGGGCTTGAAATCAAGACGGCCGGCGTTTCGCAGTACAAGAAATGGAAGGGCGATGAAATCCCCGACGCTTATTACTGCCAGTGTTTACATTATATGGCGGTAACCGGAGCTGACTACTGGTACATCGCGGTTCTCTTAGGCGGAAACGAAGCACGATGGAAAAAAATCGAAAGGAATGAAGATGATATCAAAGTTCTCATTGAAAAAGAAAGAGAATTCTGGAACCTGGTAGAAACAAAAACACCGCCGCCGGTCGACGGATCTAAATCCTGCGCCACTGCTTTAGGAATTTATTTCAAAGAAGACAAAGGCTCCGAGATGGTTCTCCCGGATGAAGCGCTGCCGCTAATTGAAAGTGTGAAGCTGGATAAAGAGACCATCAACAAACTGAAAGAAAATATCCAATTGAAAGAAAATCAGCTGGCGGAAATCATGGGGAATTATGAAACAGGACGTATCGGAGATTACAAGGTGACATTCAAGACAGGAACGCCGAGGGAATCCATTTCAATATCCAAAGTGAAAAAGGCGGATCCCGGAAGTTATGAAGCATTGAAAGCAATGGGGCTTGTCACGCTAAGTAAGGCAAGCCGCACATTGAGGGTCTGGTAATGAATAAAGGCGAGTTCAACTCACTGCAAATAGGCACGAGGGTGAAGGTCATGCGAGGCCTTTCCACACCGCCTATCCGCGGGACATTAGCAGACAAGGTCAACGAATCGGCGTTGATTAGAACCGGTCATACACCATCAGGAAAACCTATTCTTCGATGGGAGCATTATATGAGTTTGAGAGTGGAGGAAAAAAGATGAACACAAAAGGCGGTTTAGCAAAAAGGAACACGGCAGTTACAGAGCAGAAGAAAGACGGGTCTCTACAGGGGCTAATCCGGGCGATGGAGCCGGAAATCAAGAAAGCCCTTCCATCGGTCATTACTCCGGAACGATTTACCCGGATGGTATTTACAGCATTATCAAGCAACCCGCAGTTAAAGGAATGCACTCCACAGAGTTTTCTAGGGGCTATGATGCAGGCGGCACAGCTCGGGCTTGAACCGAACACGCCAATTGGACAGGCATACTTGATTCCGTATCGCAATAAAGGGAAATTAGAATGCCAATTTCAGTTAGGCTATAAGGGCGGTATTGATCTGGCATACCGGAGCGGCGAGATTAAAGACATTCAGGCTCACGAGGTCTACGAGAATGATACCTTTGAGTACGAATTTGGTCTGGAACCCAAGCTGAAACATATCCCCGCTACACATGACCGGGGAAACGTGATCATGTATTATGCTGTGTTCCACATGGTAAACGGCGGTTACGGCTTTGAGGTCATGAGTCGCGAAGATGTCATCAATCACGCTAAAAAGACAAGCCAGTCTTTTAGCAGCCCGTACTCTCCGTGGACTAAGTATTTTGACGAGATGGCAAAGAAAACGGTCATTAAAAAGATGTTGAAGTATGCGCCGATTAAAACAGACTTTGTCCGGGCGCTGGCGGCAGATGAGACAATTAAATCTAATATTTCGGAAAACATGACGGACTTGCCGGACGAAACGGTAACCATTGACGCGGAAGCACAAACGCCGCAGGGCGAAGAAATCCCATTTGATGAAATACCGCCTGCGGTAGATAAAGAAACAGGGGAGGTACTGAGCGATGGAAGAAATTAAGAGAAATCCTCTTCCGAAGCTGGAGTGCGGGATGGCCTACTTGGCTCATCCCTACGCTCCAATTATTGAAAATTTGAAAGTATTTACAGGAGAGATTAAGGAATCCAACGTGGAAGAAACGGGAGACATCGCATTTAAAATCATGAAGAAATACCCCAACCTGACGATCATTTCTCCTCTCCATGCGTATTCATTCTTTGAAGGAAAAGATATGGAAGAAACGGAGATTCTCTGGTATGATTTCAGACTTCTCAATAATTGCACTCTTCTGATTTTATCCGGATACTGGAGACAGAGCCGCGGCTGCATGGCGGAATATGGCTACGCGAAGGCAAGGGGAATCAGGATCTATGAGTATGTAGACGGAACTCTGTATCCGCTGGAATGATGCTGGTTAATTGAAAGGGGTGATGCCATGGCACGGCCGCTCAAACAAGGGCTTGATTACTTTCCCTTGGATGTCGGCTTTTTACAGGATATGAAAGTGCGCCGGATAATTAAGTCATGCGGTGCGTCGGCAATTTCAGTACTAATCTGGCTGCTGGGTAGCTGCTATCGAGACGAGGGGTACTACATTTGGTGGACAGAGGATTTGCCTTTCATAGTGGCGGATGAGATTGGCGTCACGGAAGGATGCGTACAAGAGGTTGTTAAAAGAGCCTTACAGGTCGGTTTCTTTGATGCAAGCATGAAGGAAAAACATGGAATTCTGACTTCTGCGGGAATCCAGAAAAGATTTTTGGAGGTAACTTCTCGAAGAAAAGCAGCGTTTCTCCGCAGGGATTTTGCACTCATTTCCGTTAATGTCGACAATAACTCAATTAATGTATGCAATAACTCGATTAATGTATACAGTAATGAACAAAGTAAAGTAAAGAAAAGAAAAGGAAAGGAAAGTAAAGAAAAGGAAGGAGAAAAGAACGTTCTTTCTTCTCAAGATGAAATCATTCAATCTTACTTTTCATCCAATCCTGAACTGGAGAAATCAATCAAAAGGTGGATGGATATGAGGAAAAAGAGGAAAGCTTCTGTATCACCGACGGCTCTTAAAAAGAATTTGACACAACTCAAGAAGTTATCAAACGGGAATATAGAGGACGCTGTTCTCATTGTAGAGCAATCAATAGAAAATCAATGGCTCGGATTTTGGCCGCTCAAAAAACATAAGCGCAAAAAGTCGGAAGGAAGCTATGGACATATCGCTTCTCTGGAAGAGTGGAAAGGTATCAAAGACGGATGGTGACAATGGAACGAATCGGACGGGATATGGATGATCTCCGGAAAAAAATGGAGACATTTATCAAAAACAATGGCCGCTTAAATGAGCAAAATCCAAAAACGGAAGCGGAAGAGGCGGCAGAAGAAAGAAAAAAATGGACAAATCGGCTGTATAAAGCTGGAATAGGCAGGCGGTACCATGCTTGCACGTTTCAGAACATTGAAAGAAAAGGATTACCGGATTCTAAGCTGCTGAAAAGCCATTATGCAATTGCGAAAGATTACGCTAAGAATTTCAAGGTACACAAGGCAAAAGGGCAAGGGCTTATCTTCGCCGGACCGGTAGGACGTATGAAGACCACGATGGCGGTCGCCATAGCGCAGGAGATCATGAAAGATTACAACCGGGCGTATTTCATCACTATGCCGGAATTGATGGACAGCCTTCTGCAGAATAATCTTTCACAAGAAGTCAGAACGCGGACAAAAGAAACAGATCTACTGATTCTTGATGACATGGGAGCGGAGTATCAAAATGACTGGGTACTGAACGCGGTTGATGCAATTATATCTAAACGGTACAACGAACTCCTGCCGGTAATTATTACGACAAATAAGACGCCGGAAGAAATGAATCAGAGGTACATGGCACGGATTTTTGACAGGCTAAAGCATGCGAACAGGTTACTTATAGAAGCAGGAGAAAGCCTGCGGAAAAATGCAGTTTGAGAAAGGAGTAACAGATGGGAAATAATCGATTTATGGTTGTGTCAGAAGAAAAGGATATTATCGCAATGAATCCGTCGTATATTGAGCAGAAAGGGAAAAGCCTTATCATCTACATGCCGGGGACGTACAAACAGCTTGAGCTGGAATACGAAACGAAAGAAAACGCAAGAAATGCTTTTTTTAAAATAGAGAGCGCTTATGAATCAGGGAGAATAGACGTTTATATCTGAAAAGGAGAATGAAAAATGCCAAACATGAACAATTGTCAGATTTGCGGAAACCTTGTCCGCGATCCTGAAATCAAGAACACATCATCCGGGAAAGCGGTAGCAACGATGACGGTAGCGGTCAATCGGTATTTTGTCAATCAGAACGGAGAAAAGCAGGAGTTTACTGATTATGTACGAGTAAAAGCATGGCCGCCATGGGCGGAAGCGATTGGGAATCAGCTGCAGAAAGGTATGCCGGTATTTGTCGAGGGGCGGTATAGCAGCTACTCATACGGCAATGAAGGCGATAAAAAATACATGACGGAGATTGTCGCGGAGTTTGTCGCAATGCCACTCGACATCAAGAAACCGCAAGCGGTAGTAGAGGAAACAGGATCGGGCAATTTTGAGCAGTTCGGGACGGCGCAGAGTGAACTCCCGCCGCGGAATGATGATTTACCGTTCTAAGGGGGGATAAAAATGGATACAGCGATGGATGCAGCAAGTGTCATACTGTTTGTGGTCCTGATCATGTATGCGGCTATCAAACTTGACGAAGCGGCAAGAAAGCTGCGCAACGAAGAAGAGCGGATTTACGGAGAGAGGCGTAAAAAATGAATAACTTGATCACCATCGAAAACGTAAAAGGATATTTAGACCCGGTCACCGGGACGGCATATCTCAACGCAGAGGATGTAGCACGAGGATTCGGATTTACGACCGTTGCCAAAAGTGGCAACGAGGTGATCAGGTGGGCAAGGGTCAACCGTTACTTATCTGAGTTTGGTCTTCTCAAAGAAATCGGCCGGGATGATTACATCCCGGAAAACATGGTTTACAGGCTCGGTTTCCGGGCAAGCAACGGAACAGCAAAGAGGTTTCAAGCGAAACTTGCCGACGAAGTTATTCCGGCGATCCGTAAAACGGGAATGTATATGACGGATGGGGCTGTACAGAATATTCTGAATAATCCAACGGCTTTTATCGAGATTCTCACGGAATACAAAAAGGTTCAGGATGAAAATAAAAGTCTTGCTGTGCAGAACGCTCGACAGAAGCAGCTCATCGGTGAGCTAAAGCCGAAAGCAGACTATACAGATCTTATCTTGAAGAATAGATCGCTTGTTACGATAACGCAAATTGCTAAGGACTACGGTATGAGTGGTCAGGCTATGAATAAAATTCTTCATAGCCTTGGGATTATCTACAATCAGTCCGGACAATGGTTACTCTACAGCAGGCATCAGGCAAGAGGATATACTCACAGCGAGACGGTGAGTATTACGCATGCCGATGGGAGGGAAGCCGTGAAGATGAATACAAAATGGACGCAAAAGGGACGGCTCTTCTTGTATGACACGCTAAAGAAAGAGGATATTGTTCCGGTCATTGAAAGGGGCGCTTGAGATGAAACTGGTGATTCCCGGTCGTCTTCCATGTATGAACGACCTAATCGCTGCTAACCGGCTGAACAAGTACGCTGGGGCAGGCGTCAAGAAGAAAACACAGAGGCAAATTATTCTGATATTGCAGCCGCAAGTGCAAGGACAAAGGTTTACCGAAAAAGTAAATATCCGCATTGAGTATTACGAAAAGGATATGCGCCGGGATGAAGATAATGTGATGAGCGCGGCAAAGTTTATCTTGGACGCAATGCAGGATATAGGGTTTATCCAAAACGACAGCAGGAAATACGTGCACCTGACGCAAGAGGTGTTTACGGATAGGGAGAACCCGAGGATTGAGATAGAGGTGAATGAAGCATGAAAATTTTGGATGCCTGCTGTGGCGGTAAAATGTTCTGGTATGAAAAGGATTTGGATTTTGTGGATTTTCAGGACAATCGGGAGCTTCAAACGGAATTATGCGACGGACGAAAATTCAGCGTAAAGCCTGATTTTATTGGAGATGTCACACAGATGGATATACAAGACGAAAGTTATGACATGGTAGTATTTGACCCGCCACATTTAAAAAATGGCGGAGATACGGGATGGATAATTCTAAAATACGGAAAATTACCGTCCGAGTGGTTGCTGTGGATAGAACGGGCTTTTAAAGAATGTTTTCGTGTTCTGAAAAATAACGGAGTACTTGTCTTCAAGTGGAATAGTGAACAGATACCGTTTGCAGAGGTGGTCAAATTATCACCATATAAGCCGATTTTCGGAGACAAGAGGGCGAAAACAAGGTGGACGGTATTTGTGAAAAATGCTGCGTTGAGGAAGGGAGAGAAAGTATGAAAACAATAAAAGAAGAAGTAATTGAATTACTGATGAAAAGAATTGGCGTTGCAGAAAATGAAGAATTTGAAGCTCAATTTGCACATGAAGAATGCCAGGTCAATAAGTTTTGTAACGGAGAATTGCTTACAAAAGTTAATGAAGAATGGCGTGATAATTCAATGTGGGCGGTTTTTGTAAAATATTTCGATATCTATGAATTTAAAGTAATTCCGTTCAAGCCGAAAATTGGAGACTGGTATTATTATGTCAATATTTTTGGTTATCTAATTGATGAGGAATTTAAGAAGTATAACACTTTGGATTATCTGAATAGAGTGATGGGCAACTGCTTTAGAACAAAAGAATCGGCAGAGGCGCACAAAGAAGAAATTTTAAAAATACTGAAGGGAGAAGATGATGAATAACGGAATGAGACCGGGCATTTTTCATAATCCGGATCCAACGTGCGAAAAGACGGCAGTTAAATTGCATTTTGAATCAAAACGGGTACGTAATGATATCGAAGCATTTTTTGAAGAAATTCGGCGATGCAGAAAGCATATTGACTCTTTGAATCAATACCGCCAGCAGTATGAAATGGATTTGTTCTCTTTAAAAGGCTGTAGATACGACAAGGAGCCTGTCGATGGCGGAACGTCTTCTGATTTATCGGATATCGTCATCGCTTTTGAACAGAAGATGGCGCAGGCAGAAGAATTGCGGATAAAAGAGCTCAACAGATACGGTGACATGATTACAAAGGGATTTAGGCTACTTGCTTTGTTATCTGACCCGGAGAAAAAATCAATCATGATTGACAGGTATTTCATGAATATTCTTTGGGAGAAAATTGCACTGGATCATCATTTTGACAGGAGTACATGTATGAGAATGAGAGACCGGGCAATTCAAGAAATTTCACGAAAAACACAAGTTGCGACTAAATGCGACTTTTAAATGTGGTATTATGATAGTGTGAAAATATCGCGAGATACTTTCCTCCTCAATTTGAAAAGCACATGCCACTCCCCGGCGTGTGCTTTTCGTTTGTCCGAGGGAAAGGAGGTGGTGGCGTGACACCAAGGCAAGAGAAATTTTGTGTTGAGTACTTGATTGACTTGAACGCAACGCAAGCGGCTATACGAGCCGGGTATCGTGAGAAAACGGCATATTCGATGGGGCAGCGGTTGTTGAAGAATGTTGAAATAAAAAGCCGTATTAAGAAAATGCGCGATGAATACTATGACAAAACGATCATGTCGGCTAAAGAAGTCGAATATCTACTGTCTAAGGCAGGCAGGGGCGAACTCAAAGAAGAGGTTGTCGTCGTTGAAGGTGTCGGTGACGGGTTCAGTGAATCAAAAATCATCAAAAAGCGTTTATCTGCGAAAGATCGTATAAAAGCACTGGAACTCATGGGGAAACGCCACCACCTCTTTGAAGATCAAAATAGCAAGACCGGAGAGGAAGAGGTGCAGATTATTGATGATACAGATTAAACTTAGCGATAAAATGGCACCGTCGTTCTTCTCCGTACATCAGGACGTTAAACAGCACGGCCATACGCATTACGTGTTGGCCGGTGGCCGAGGCAGCACAAAATCTTCTTATGTATCGCTTGAAATTCCGCTGCTGCTTATGCAGAATCCCGAATGCCACGCGGTTATTTTGCGAAAAGTCGCAAATACGCTTAGAAACTCTGTCTATACGCAGATGGAATGGGCGCTTGACGCACTGCGCATATCGGATAAATGGAAAATGACAATTAGCCCAATGGAAATGGTGAGGAAAGCAACGGGGCAGAAGATTTTGTTCTTCGGTGTCGATGATAAAGCAAAAATCAAGTCTATCAAGCTGCCGTTCGGTTATGTTGGTGTAGTTTGGTATGAAGAACTGGATCAGTTCGCAGGAATGGAAGAAATCCGCAATTTGAACCAGTCACTTATGCGTGGCGGCTCTAAATTTTGGTGCTTCTCTTCTTACAATCCGCCGAAATCGGCGAACAACTGGGTCAATGAAGAAATGCTGCTTGATGAACAGGATAGACTTGTACATCGTTCAGACTACTTAAGTGTCAATCCTGACTGGCTGGGGCAGCAATTTATCTATGAAGCCGATAAACTCAAAGCAAAAAACGAAACTGCATACCGACATGAATACTTAGGGGAAATCACAGGTACCGGCGGAGCTGTTTTTGAAAACGTCACAGAGAGGCGGATTACCGATGAAGAAATACAGCAATTTGACCGCAGGCGCTACGGCTTAGATTTTGGCTTCGCAGTGGATCCGCTGGCGTTTATCTGCATGCACTACGACGTAAAACGAGAAATATTATATATTTTCGATGAAATTTATCAGCCGAAGCTGACGAACAGGCAGGCAGCGGTAAAAATAAAAAAGAAAATCACAGAAACGGCATTAATCCGTCCGGATAGCGCGGAGCCGAAGTCGATTAAAGAGTTAAATGAATTGGGGTTAAGAGCTATAGCGGCTAAAAAAGGCCCTGGCAGTGTCGAATTTGGCATGAGGTGGCTGCAGGGGCTTTCGGCTATTGTGATTGATAAAAAACGGTGTCCAAATGCGTATAAAGAATTTGTGACATACGAGTACGAAACAACGCGCGACGGGCAGTACATCAGCGCTTATCCGGATAAAAACAATCATGCGATAGACGCCGTCCGGTACGGCTGTGAAGATTTAATGCCGGCACGGTTCAAAGTTAAAGCCGTGCGGAGCAATTTATATTGAGGTGACAAATGGATAAATACAATTTGTTGACAGATGCATATTTCGGTACCGGCCTTTTTGAGAACGGGGTCGGACTTAGGCAACATCCGCGGGAAGACCCGGCAAACTATAAAGACCGACAGGGTCTCGCTTACTATTTGAATTACACCGGGCCGATTGTTAATGCTGCAGTAGACCCGATATTTAAAAACGATATCAAGCGTGATTATAACGGCTCAACGCTGTTTCAAGCATTTCTTGATGACTGCGACCGAACCGGCACGGATTATCAGGATTTTTGTAAATCGGCGGCGTTGCAAGCAAAATTATATGGCGTCGCATATATTGTTGTAGATAACAGTGATGAGTTGGCGGAACGCAGAAGTGACGCTGTTGCGGGACGCAAGCTGCCGTTTCTAAAGATTATTACACCCGCGCAGATTAAAAATTGGGCAATTGACCGATACGGCCGTTTAACGATGTTTCAGTATACCGAGACATCACAAGTCGGAGCGAACGCGAAAAACACGGAGACGTATACTTGGACACAAGACTCGTGGGCAATTGGAAATGGCGACGGCAAAACGACAGGTAATCACAATATAGGTTGTGTTCCGGTCGTGCAGTGGCTTGCAAGAAACACGGACAGGAAAATTATTAAACCGCCGTCGGAGTATTTATCAGTGGCGCAGGCAAATTATTTTTTGTATCAACTCTGCAGCTGGCACACGCAGCTTCTACGTGATCAGGCTTTTGGCATTCTGACAATGCCCGATGACGGCACCGGCGAAGTAACAGTCGGCACGAATAATGCGCTGATTTACCCGGCTGACGCGTCACATACTCCCGATTTCATAGCGCCGCCTGCCGCTCCTGCTGAAATGCTAACTGAACAGATGGACAGGATTATTAAAGAGATGTTCCGCATGTCCGGTTTAGATTCCGTTATCGGTGTGCAGAGCGACAAGAGTAAATCAGGCGTAGCCAAACAATGGGATTTTGAGAAAACCAATAAGCGGCTGGCGGATTTTGCTGTACGCTGCGAGGACGCAGACGAAGCCATCGTTAAATTATTTGAGATGTGGTCAGGTGAGACGGTCGATTACAACTGCGAATACCCGCGAGACTTCAAGATTAACGATGTTGTTGATTCGTTGTCAAATGCGGCTGCAGCACTTGAGCTTGGATTTGATAGCCCGACGTACAAGCTTGAGGTATTGAAGAAGGTGCTGGAAGCGTACATGCCAAATCTTCCGCCGGAAACTTATGACAAAATGATTGAAGAAGTCGCGACCGCTATCGAAGAGAGCAAGCAGAATAGCGCATTTGAAGATGGTGATGTAGATGATCCTGACGGCGACGGACAAAGCGATTAAAGCTTTTGAGGGTGAAATAAAACGGCTTTTGAAAGCGGGGAAAACACCGAAAGAAGCTGTCAATGAAGCCTACAAGATGTATCCGGTCATGAAAATCATGCAGGGGGAAATAGAGCCACAGCTAATCGGTGAAATGAAGAGAGGCGGGGCGGTCGGAGTTGCTAAACCGCTGTTAAAAAAGGCGTCTAATGCGGTATGGGCTGCTGACGGACTGACATTGTCAAAGAGAACAACGCAGGGGGCAAAAGAAGTTACAAAGCAAGCCGCCGCGGTTATTGCCGAAGCGGTAAAGAAAGGACAGACTGTACAAAAAGCAGCGCTTGCGCTTTTTGACGGCTACGGTTACGGACACACACTGCCGGAACAGGATATCCCTGATTTTTTAAAGCAGCTGACGCAAATTGCAAAAGCAAAAGAGTACGGCGGCGCAGAGTTTCATAAAACGGTGCGGGCGGTAGAACGAAACCTGAAGAAACTGAATGTACAGGGATTGAAAGCGGCCTATATACAAGTCAAGAATGCTGTACTGTCAGGAAATGAAAAACGTATTGAAAAAGCAGTCTATACAGCGACGCAGGAGCGCACTCGATACTTTGCCCGCAGAATTGCACGTACCGAGATGGCAAGAGCGTATAATGACGGATTTGTGGCAAAATGGGCAAACGATGAGGATTGTGTAGCATTCAAATGGAAGATGTCTACTGCGCATCCGTTTTGCGACATCTGTGACATGTACGCCGAAGCCGATTTGTACGGCATGGGGCCCGGGATATTTCCGAAAGACAAAGTACCGACGCTTCCCGTTCATCCGAACTGCATGTGTCATTTGGTACCCGTCATAGCAGGCTCTAAAAAGCTGAAAAGTGAAACGCCGAAAGAGCAAATAGAAAAAGGCGGCAGAGAATGGCTAGATAAACAGACACTGCCGAACAGACAGCGAATACTTGGCGTATACGGTGAAAAAGATGTCAAAGCCGGGCGGAGCTGGACAGAAAAAGCACGCGGATACGGCGGCGAAAAGATGAAAAGTAGAATTGTGCTTGTGATTCCTAATGAATTCAAAAATCCCGATAAATTGGTTATCCCTGAAAACAAGTTGGTAAATTACTGTCTCAATAAAGCGCATAAGACGGGCGGGCCGAAAGCGGTTGCCTTTGAAAAATATTTGGGGTATACTCAAGAAAATAGTAAAAAACTCGATGAGCTGATTCGAAAAAATATTACTACCGCCGAAATCATGGAAAGAAAAGCCGATGAATATGGTCGGACATTCCAAGCAAGATTTTTTGCAGTAGATCTTCAAGGTAAGAAGATATTGATGGTAACCGGTTGGAAGCAAGGTGCACGTGATGAATATCCGCGACTAACCTCAGCATACTTGAAACCTGAAAAGAAAGGAGATGTAGAAAGATGATGCCAAAAGAGCTTGATTGTGTTTTGCTAAAAGATGGGCGCGAAGTGGTTATACTGGATGATTCAATCACGGGGCATTATCTTGTGGAAGCAGGAAATGCGGAAGAGACGGAAGAACCGCCATTTACAGTAACAGATGATGAGATAGAAAGAATCACGTATGTAGCTTAACTGGAAAATTAAATTTGACGAAAAAGGACTATTTAAGTAAAATAGTAATACACAAAGGAGGTGTGGAGAATGATTGAAACAAGGAATGCTGTTAAAAGCTTTTTTACCATGTTTTTTTGTGGTATTTCTGCAATGAATTTATTCCCCACGTCGAACTATGCGAAAAACGTCCCGCCAAACGCGGTGTGTATTACAAGAGAAAGTTGGAAACTTACAGGAGTCGCTTTAAAGCGTGCGATGGATCGGATGGGGGTATTTGTTGGAGAAAAGCAATAACGAAAAGCACTCTGATATTATTAGCAGTCCAGAGGTGCTTTCTACGTCAGAGCAAAACGCAATTAGTGCGAATAGAGAAGCGATTCCAGCGCACTTAGAGGTAACTCAAATTACTTCAGGGCCTATACCGGCTCCGGAAATATTGCGTGGCTATGATGATGTCTATCCGGGAGCGGCACAAATTATTATTAATGATTTTCAAGAGAATTCCAAGCATGTGAGAACAATGCAGGAAAAATCACTGGCTGCCGAAATACGACGGGACAAAAGAGGGCAGTGGATGGCTTTTTGGGTTTTGGTGCTTATACTTGTGGTGGTGTTATACAGTTTATATTTAGGGAATACTACTTGTGCTGGTATTGCGGGATTAGCATTTATAGGGATGGCTGCACAGAGCTTTCTTAAGCCAGGAAAAGCGGAGGATACGAAAGAATCAAAATAAAAAGATTTTAGCATAAAAGCACTCATAACGAGTGCTTTTATATTGCCTTTTCGCGGGGCAGGAACCCGTCCGCAGGCGTTAAAGAACGGTCTTTTTTATTGGGACGGGAGCCCATTATTACAGTACACAGGAGGTACTTATTATGACATTGGCAGAATTGTATGAAGCGTTAAGTAAATTGGAAAATGGCGCGGAGATGATATCGGCCGTAAAAACGGAGATTTCCCGCTTAAACGGCGAATCCGCAAAGTTCCGCACATCTAAAAATGAAGCTGACGCGAAAATTACCGAGCTCACCGCAAAGGTGGAAGAACTTGAGGCGAAAGGTACAGGAGACCAGACCGCCGCCGAGAAAATGCAGAAACAGCTGGACGAACTCAACAAGAAGTACGAAGCGGCTGAAAACGCTCGGAAAGAAGAGCAGGCTAAGCGAGTGCAGGCTGACATTATGCAGCAGACCGTAGCGGCTCTTACGAAAGGCAACGCAGCAAATCCATCGGAAATCGCAAAAATCTTGGTAGGCTCTATCAAAGCGGATGAAGACGGTACTTACAAATTCACAAATGCCAAAAATGAATCAGTCTCTATCGAAGACGGTGCCGCAGACTGGCTGAAAGATAATGCGTGGGCGGTAAAAGACACGCAGAATCCCGGAAGCGGCGGAGGCAACGGCGGAAGCGGGAGACAATCACAGTCGCAGGGGCTGCAGGCGGCAGTTGCGGCTGCATTGAATAAGTAATTTTTTTTTAAAGAAAAGAGAGGTAAAAACACATGCCGGTAACATTAGCACAGGCAAAACTCAACGTACAGGATGATCTTCAGGCAACGGTCATTGACGAGTACGCAAAATCAAATTTTATCTGGGAACATATTATTTTCGACGATGTAGTATCCCCCGTGGGCGGCGGAGCTACACTGACTTACGCTTATAACCGTGTGAAAACACAGCCGAAAGCCGACTTCCGCGCCGTTAACGAAGAATACACCGCACAGGAAGCAGAGAAAGAACAGAAATCCGTCAATCTGGCGATTTTCGGCGGTTCTTTCAAAGTTGACCGTGTTATTGCGAATATGGGCGGCATTGCAAATGAGGTAACTTTCCAGATGCAGCAGAAAATCAAAGCTGCATCCGCGCTCTGGAACGATACCGTTATCAACGGCGATACTGGAACGAACAACAAAGCATTTGACGGACTCGAAAAAGCGCTGACCGGGTCTTCTACGGAATACAAACCTACCGCGGCAATTGACTTGTCTTCCGGGTCTGCTATTGACAGCAACTATAAAACGTTCCTCGATGCACTCGATGAATGCTTAGGATTAATGGACGGTGAACCGTCCGCGCTTCTCATGAATGCGGCGCTCTTCACAAAATTCAAGGCTGTTGTCCGCCGCGCGGTAGCTTACACTGAAACGAAGGATGATTTCGGGCGCCCTGTACTCACTTATAACGGCATTCCGATTGTCAATCTCGGCGCAAAATCCGGGTCTAATGATCCCGTTGTGCCGATTGATACGGCCAAGAGCACAACGTCTCTCTACGCAGTACGCTTCGGCATTGACGGATTCCATGCTGTTTCGATGGCGGGTGTAGCTCCGGTGCAGACATGGCTGCCTGATTTCAAGACATCTGGGGCAGTAAAATCGGGCGAAGTGGAAATGGTGGCCGCAGTTGCGCTGAAAGCGACGAAAGCGGCTGCAGTTCTTAGAAATATCAAAGTTAAATAAGGAGGTACAAAATGGCACAGATTATAGCACCGAATAAAGATTATACCGGTGAAAGTGCTTCTGTGACATTCGTTAAAGGCGTCGGAGAAACTTCTGACGCCTATTTAATTGAATGGTTCAAAGAACACGGGTATACCGTTATTGACGATGAGGCCGCAGAAGTACAGCCGGTAACTCCCGAAGAGGCCCCCGCAGCCGACGTCGAAACCGAGGAACAGTCCGAGGAAACACAAGAAACACAGGAGAAGCCGAAAAGGTCACGTTCTTCAAGAGCAAAAGCAGCTGATGCAGAATGAGCACCGCGGATATCTTCAAGAGGCGGCTAAGGCAGGCAGTCAAAGAGAGCACTTTGACCGTGGCAGAGTACGCACAGGATAATCACAGGTTTAAATCAAGGACTGGCGCTTTGGAGCAGTCTGTAATGACGGATTATAGAGCTGGAGGGCTGACCGGAGTTATCACACTGGATTTAAATCGTGCAAATTATGGGTATTTTGTACATCACGGATTTCCTGCGCATAATATTCGCCCTAAAAACAAAAAGGCTCTTCGGTGGCCATCGGGTGGTAGATTTGCTTTCGCTAAAAGCGTCCGCCACCCCGGATTTGCCGGAGATCCTTTTGTTTTTAACGCTTTGGATGCGTGTGATAGTGAGATTGATTCTATTTTTGACCGTTATGCGGAATTAGCTAAATCGGAGGTAGAAAATGCTCTTAACAGTCGATGATTTAATAACAAAAGATGAACTGCTGGGGCCAGTTCTAACCGAAGAGACACTGGCCGATGCGCATGACTATTTATATTATTTGGCGTCGCAAGTAGGCGTTGAGAAATCAAAAGTGCAGGCTACAGTATTAGTCAAACGGTTTATTACCGCTTATGCTTTCCACGCGACGGCGGTTAATAAATCGTTCGGCTTACCCGGCAGCATGTATAGCGACGGCAAGGACATCGATGCTTACGCGAAAAAGGTGCAGATATATTCCGATGAAGTAAAAATGCTGGAGAACCGGCTGCAGACTGCGGAGGCCTTTACCGGTGCTTCGCAGTCTTCCGGTTTCCGGGCAGTTAAAATCTTTCGGGGGTAAGTATGGCTTGGCTTGAAATCTTGAAATACCTGCAGACTGAACTGAAAAAACAGAAAGCGGCGCAGGAAATAAAATTGGGCGCATACGATCCACGGACGATTAAAAATACTGATGGAATTATTCTGCTTATGCGCGGAAATGAACAGCCGGACACCGATTCGGATATGGTCGATTATAAAACTATAACGCTGTATCTGGAGTGCTGGATCCGCTATGACGGCACGGAACTATATGTCGGCTATGAAAAACTGGCCGCGCTGGAAAGTAAAGTGGATGCCGTTTTGCAGAAAATCCGCGCCGTGTCGGGCAAAGTGACAAACAATATTCAGTTAATGGATATTCGGGTTAGCCGGAAGACAGGAGATCCCGGTGGTTTGCGGCCGCTGTACGGCGTGCAATATGAAATAACAGTTACTGTATACGAAAGCGAGGATTGAATATGGCAGTACAAGCGAGAGGTTATAAAGCCTCTACTACGATAGATTTTGAAAGCGCTTATAACAAGGCACCAGTAACGAAAAAAGGAATACTGCTGCCGATTAACAAGAATGAAATGGAGAAAAAGCAGACGCTTATCTCTTCCGATACGATTACCGGGAGCCGTAATAACACGATTTCCAGCCTGGGACGCGTAAGCGTTGACGGAAATGTGACCATTCCGGCAGATTTCCGTGCTATCGGCTATTGGCTGAAAGCGTTACTTGGTGCGCCTACGAGTGTAAAAGGCACGGGCGTTAATACACACACGTACAAAGTTGGCGATACGCAGCCATCTTTCGTTCTAGAGAAAGCATTTCCCGATTCAGGTAAGTATTTTCTGTATCGCGGTTGCAAAGTAAACACGCTGAAATGGGGCTTCGGTGAAGATAGCGAAATGACCGTTGAACTAGCTATCATGGGCGCTCTGCGTGAAATTGCGTCGGCTACATATGACGCGTCGGCTACATCAGTAGCGAAGCTCCCCATTTCGCAGAATCACACTTATGTCAAGATTGGCGGCACAGAAAGCGAAATCGTTAAAACGGGCGATTTTACTTTGGACGCAGGGCTTGATGGTGATCAGTATGTTGTCGGCAAGGGTGGCATTCGCGGAGATATTCCGGAGGGGCTGTTTAAAGCAAGCGGGAACATTGAAGCATTGTTTATGGATACTTCTATGATGTCGCTTGCAGACACCGGCGCGAAAACATCACTTGAAATCGGTTTTAAAATGTCGGAAAACTGCAGCTTGGCATTTATTTTCCCGGAAGTGCAGATCGAACCACATGATGCGCCAATCGATGGTCCTGCGGGTGTTTCGGTGAAATTTGCGTGGAATGCATTTTACGAAAGCAATGCGCAGAAAAGCACTGTGCAGGTTGTGTTGAAGAATGATAAGGAGTCTTACTGATGGTCGAAATAAAGACAATGACGAGAAAGCAAGTCAAAGACCTGCGTAAAGCGGGTCTTGATTTAGTTTTGCTTGGCGAGGCAGATAAAACAAAGACGATTGAAGCTCTTGAATGGGTTTTTGATCATGTTTATCCGGAACTTGCTGACGACGAAGAACTTTCTTATCGCGAAATGATCCGGATTGCTACAAAAACTTTTGAAAAAACATACGGAACGGATGCGGAAGTAAAAAACTAACGGATGCCTACCGCTGGGAATGGTCACCGCATCAGGAATACTGCGAGAATTGTCAAAAGCTGCACAGAAAACTGAATAAGAAGCCTCCTTGTGCCGATTGCGAGCATAGGAGGCCTTTTTTGTCAGAAGAAAACAACGAAACGTGGGAGCTTTGGAGCTATTGTGCGGGGCAAGTTCGTACCAGCGGATTAGGCGACATTATTGGAATTGATTATAACGCATTATTTCAGGTTGCGGTTGTACTCGGGATTGAAGTAACTCCGGGGATTTTGAAAAAGATAAATGCGATGGAAATGATCATGCGGGAAGAGGTGAGAAAAATTGGCAAGCAGCACTAAAACGATTGAAGCGCGCATTGAAGCAAAAGATAATGCTTCGGGGTCTATCAGCAAAGTTAGAGCGGAACTGAACAAGCTCCGGGATAAAAATATAAAAGTAAACGTGAACACATCGGGCGCGGAATCTAAGATCTCGAGCATAGCGCAAAAAATCAATTCTGTAGGAAAAGGAATGTCCGGGGGGCTTACCGGGATTCTATCAAAAGCGGGTCCCGTAGGATTGGCGATTGCGGGAGTAACTGCGGCAGTTGCGGGATTAGGTGCGGCACTTGGCGCTGCTGGTGATAAATTTATAGGTTACAACGCTAAAATGGAGCAGACGAGCATCGCATTTACATCTATGCTTGGTTCTGCGCAGGACGCAAAAATTATGATGGACCAGCTGCGTAAATTTGCGGCCGATACACCCTTTGAATTTAAGGATATCGCTCCCGCAGCGCAGCAGTTAAAAGCGTTCGGGTTTGAGGCAAGAGATATCATTCCCACTTTAACCGCGGTGGGAAATGCATCTGCAGGTCTCGGTAGGGGTACCGAGGGGTTGAAGCAGATTGCCTTCGTGATGGGGCAGATTAAAACAACCGGAAAACTGATGGGGCAGGATGTCATGCAGTTGTCCCAGCTGGGGATTCCTGTCAAAGATATTTTAGCTAAAAATTTAGGTCTCGCTGCAGATCAATTGTCCGACATCGGAAATCAAGGTATAAGTGCCGACGCGGCTATAAAAGCGCTCACGGAAGGCATGAACGAACGGTTCCCGAACATGATGGACAAGATGTCCAATTCTTTTTCTGGTATGTTGAGCACTATTAACGATAACGCCAGCCAGATACTCGGTAAAATAGGAGAGCCTCTTTTTAACAGCATGAAAAATGCAATCGGCAAAGTTCGTGACATGTTTGATAAGGCTCTTAAAAATGTAAATACTAAAGGATTGTCGCATATTTTTGATGACTTGGTTCCCAAAGGGCTTGCGAATCATATTAGCCATCTTTTCAACTCAATCGGGCAATGGATTTCTGCGATCATGCCTGTTATTGACAATTTGTCATCCGCTCTTGGCGATCTGTTCAAGCCCCTTTTAGAAGGCGATGGCAAACTATTTTTGGATATGCTAGACACTGTCGCAACGGTGACGGTTAATGTGTGGCGCGTGGTAAGCGGTGTTATCGCGGACATTGCAGCTGTTATTGGTTCGGTGGAATCTTATATCGTAAGTGTGTTGAACAGTATAAGTGGTGCATTTGACACACTGTATAACGGACTGCTTAGCGGAATCGTGCAGATGGCTAATCAATTTTTAGCGACTGTGGGTGACTGGCTGTCGCAAGCATATAACGCTATTGTCGATTTCGTGAATGCCTGCTTGGACAAACTCGGGGTCGTCGGTACGGCCATCCGAAAAATCGCAAGTATGGTCGGCGCAGAAATTGAATCCGCAAAAGACGCAGTTACAAACTCTAAAACGTTTCAAGCACTGACCAATCTCGTGACGATTGACGGAAATATTACCTCAAAAGTGGAGGCGGGGCCTACTGATTTTGTTAATCAAGGTGGTGGCTCTGTGAGTGGTGGCGGAAGCGTCGGGGGTTCAGGAGGCGGTGGCGCTGGTGCTGTAGACAAAGCGCAAAAGAAAATTGAAGAGCTGACAAAAAAGATCGCCGATGCCGTTTCGGATTTATCCGATAAAATCCTTGACGAAACAGGAACAGCCTATGAAAAAGGAATCGGCAAACTGAATAGTGAAATAGCCAAAGTAAAAAAAGAAATTGAAGAAGCCACGGCCGCAGGAGTTAATACGGACGCTCTGCAGGCAAAACTCGAAGAATACGGACGTGTTATAAAAGATAAACTTGTCAAAAAGTGGAAAGAAGCTAATACAGATCTTGTTAATGATACGAACCTTGCACTAGCTAAAATGACTAAAAGCATTTCGGCGCAGGCGGAAGCACAGTATCAAATTGATCTGGAAAAGCTAAAACGCGAAAAAGAGAACAAGCTAAAAGAAGTTGCACTGACTCAAGATAGTGTTGAAGCTAAACTTGCGGTAGAGCGCTGGTATAATGCGCAGCTTGCGCTTATCACAAAGCAGCGGGACGACGAGCTGGCTAAAGAACCAAAAACTTGGAGTGAAGCTTGGAATACGGCGCTTCAGCAGATGGTCGAGAATTTCGGATCCAAAGGTAAGCAGATGCAGGACGCTATGAACAGTGTCGCGTCATCAATGGCTGACGGTTTTACAGACATGTTTACTGATGTACTGACTCTCGATTTTAAAAACATCGGAAGCTCTTTTAGTAACATGCTTAAAAGCATGCTAAAAGCAATCGCTAATTTCATGGCAAAACAGGTCGTGACGAGTTTTTTAAGCCGGTTTTTAGGCGGTGGCGGGGGAGGCCTCGGAACTGGGATTTCTCTCGGCGGCAACTTTAGCCAGAGCTGGGGTGACCGGATGATTGCGTCCGTAGCGCCTAAACTTAGTTTTCGCGCTGACGGCGGCCCGGTATCCGCCGGGCAGGCATACATCGTCGGAGAACGCAGACCGGAGCTGTTCGTCCCCCGCACATCCGGCACGATTATCCCGAGTGTCAATGTAGGTCGACAGGCGCCGGAAGTGCAGGTGGTTGTTCAGAATAATACTGGTACGCCAATGCAGGCTAAAACGCAAACAATGCAGCAATCGGATGGTCGGATTCTGAAAACGATTATTCTGCAGACCGTAGCAAATGCTGTTTACACAAATGAAGATCACATGCGAGATGTCATAGCAGGCGTTCGCGGAGGTTAATATGCTGAATTTTCCGAACATTAAAAATCCTATCTACCCGCTAAAGCATAAGCGGGTAGACCACACATACAAAATGGAACAGGACAATGAAACTATCAACACGCGGCCGAGGTTTACGAAAAAACCGCTGCATTTTACTTTGCAGTGGTCAGCTTTACCCGCGGCCGATTATTCATTGCTTGATACATTTTTTAACAATCAGACCTACGGCAATGCTTTAAAATTCCAATGGACGTATCCGCCGGAACCAGGGTGTAAATTCGCAGGACAGACGTTTACCGTCCGATTTTCTGGGGATCTCGAATTTGACCTTGTTAATCCGGGGCTGTTTTCAGGGCAGGTAACGTTGGAGGAGGCATAAATGGAATTATCTACAGCCGCAATCATTGAAAAGAATAAAACGGCTTCTAACGGTGCTGACCTTCTTCTCTGTGATATTACGTGTAGAGATGAAAGTCTGCACTTAGTAGCTAACAACGAAAATATTGTATTTCAAGGTGTCACTTATTACGCTTACGCATTCAGTGTCGATAAAATCAAAGTAAGTAGTACAGAGATGCCATCGGCAAGATTGAATATCAGCAACATCACCGGATCTATGCAGGCTTTGCTTGAAAAATATGATGGCGCGGACGGCGTTACCGTGTCTCTTAAAGCTATTAATACAAATGTCCCAGATGAGATTTTAGATGAAGAAGTATTCGACGTTATCGGCTCATCTGCAGATAAAAAGACAGCAACGCTGAATATTGGCACCAGTTTTTCGTTGCAGAAACGCTTCCCTGCAACTCGCGTATTGAAAGATTTTTGTCCTTTTAAATTCAAAGGTCTCCGCTGTGGATATAAGGGGGTCGTGACAACCTGCAATAAAACACTTTCAGACTGCCGCAAATGTGGAAACAATAAGCGTTTTGGCGGGTGCCCGACGGTACCGCAGGGAGGACTATATGTCAGAGATAACTGATTTAATCGGAAAACCGTTCTCAGAAATGAAATGCTGGGATTTAGTACAAGAGTATTACCGCCGAAACGGAAAGAGTTTACCGGATTACCGCAAGCTGCTCACTGCTGATGGAATTCCCGATGGACGTGACCAATACAAAGAACTCGAAGAGCCCGAAATCGGCTGTATCTGCATATATTCAATTAAGGGTCACGGCATTGACCATGCGGGAGTATATCTTGGTGACAATCAACTTCTGCACGCCACGGAAGGCGGTGTGTGTATTGAACGTTTTTCTAAATTTTTACCGCGGCTGAAAGGAATGTATAAATGATCCATGTAATTATCGTTAATAATCCGTTTGACAGGCGGCAAAGAAAAGATTATTACGAGTCGTGCAGCGGGAAAACAGTTAAAGAATATCATTCCGAAGAGGGGGAGAAAGTATACGCAATTAACGGTGTCCCCTGCGATGCGGATTATATTCCCGCGGACGGAGAAGAGCTCGTTGTCATGCCAAAAATTGAAGGAAAAGCTTTAGGATGGATTTTGTCTATCGGAATTACTGTTTTGTCCGCTGGAATCGGCGCAGGAATTATCGGCGGCATGACGAGCATGTGGGCGCGCATGGGATTGTCTCTTGCAATTGGCATGGTCGGGAACGCACTGGTTAATAAGCTGACGCCGACACCGAAAGCAGACTTAAGTAACACTGAGCAGTCAAATACTTACGGATGGGGCGTTCCGACGACGTTAACAGGGCAGGGATATCCCCTGCCTATTGTTTACGGCACTGTTAAGACTTCGGGTATTATGCTTGCACGGCACGTCGTGTCCGAAGGTGAAAAGCAGTATCTGAATATACTCTACTGCGTAGCCGAGGGGCCGATTGATGAAATATCTAACATCGAACTCAATGGAAATCCGATAAGCAACTATGCCGATGTGCAGGTAGATATCCGTTTGGGCGCGAATACACAAAAAATTATTCCGAATTTTAATGACTCTTATGCTGATACAGGGCTTGCTTATGAACTCAACGATGACAGTAACTGGCATACGCATAAATTAGACGGAAATACAGCACAGGGGCTTGAATTAACATTTTCATTCCCCGCCGGTCTGTACTATTCAAATGATAGCGGTGGTACTTCAGAGACGTGGATTGACCTGGAAGCACAATATCGAAAAGTGGGTGATGCCGACTGGAAGAATATTGACGTAGGTCGGATTAAGAAAAACACCAATAAATCATTTTATCTTGTCTATGCTGTCCGAGATCTGGAACCTGCACGATACGAAGTGCGCGCAAGATGTACAAAAAAAGCGGGCACTTCTATCCGGTACGCGAATAAAGTGCAGTGGCAAGGCGTTACTCAAGTTATTTATGACGACTTTGAGTATCCGGGCAAAGCACTTATCGGGATTAAAGCGTTGGCCACCGACCAGTTGTCCGGGAACGACCCATCTATGACGTGTCTCGTCACACGTAAAAATGTTAATGTTTGGAATCCAGCGACAAAGCATTACGAAGAACGCCCGGCGGACAATCCGGCATGGGCTACTTATGATATCCTGCACCACTGCTTGAAGATTGATACTACAGAAGGCGGCTTTGAGTATGAAGCCGACGGCGTCCGAAAAGAAAACATAGACTATTATGCTTTCAAAGCGTGGGCGGCAGCATGCGCTAACGCCGGGATGGCGTTTAATTATTTATATGACAGCGCTATGTCCGTGTGGGATGCAAAAGACTACCCGTGCCGCGTTGGTCGCGGAGCTATTCTGCTGATGGGCACTAAGTTCTCTTGCGTCTATGACTACGCAGGAACACCTGTACAGCTGTTTACTGTCGCCAACATGAAAAAGGACTCTTTTAAAGAAGAATTTCAGGCTCGGGATCAGCGGGCAAACGCAGTTGAAATATCTTTTATGAATAAAGATAAGAACTACGAACGCGACGTGCTGACCGTCTACGGTGATGATTACGATACTGCGGAAAGAAATGTACAGCCGGTGCAGATCGAACTAATGGGGTGTACCTCATTGAAACAAGCTTATGCGTTCGGACGATATAAACTTCGGTCGAATAAGTATGAGATCCGAACAGTCTCTTTTGACGCATTCGTCGATGCGATCGCTTGCACAATCGGCGATGTTATTCTTGTACAGACCGATAATACGACGTGGGGCACTGGTGGTCGGATTGTTAGCGTTAACGGAAAAGAATTAACGCTGGATCAACCTATCGACGTTGATTACAGCTCAATTTTTGTCCGTGACCAGGACACCGATAAAATCTTTGAGACGGCAATTATCTCAATTGACGGAAGTAAAGTAACAGTTTCAGACGCTACCGGTTTTTCTGCAGATGCAGTTTATGCTGCAGGTAAAACGGGAAAAATAGCTAAGATGTTCAAGGTTTTAGCTATTGAAAAAGGGATGGACGACGCTACTCGGGCTATTACCGGGATCGAATATTATCCGGAACTGTACAGCCCGGATACGAGTAAAGTGCCGGAAATAACGGCATACGATAATATCGTTAACGGCCCGACAGACCTTACTATTACTTGTACCGTTAAAACGGGTTACGGAGCCGGCACAGACTGCTCTGTGCATTGCGCTTGGATTAATCCTAAAACGGCCAATACTGTATATCTTGAGACAAGAGAGGACGGAGCTAATGTCTGGGTACGCCGCGGAAGGTTTGAAAACAGCGAGAATTCCTATACTTTTGGAGCGGACGGAACCAAGAAATACACTGTCCGGGTGTATTCGGAAAACGAACTCGGCAAGCGATCCGGCTACTCTACGGCCAGAGTAGATTTATCTGCGTGGCTGCATCCCGCGGAAACGCCAAAAAACATCAAAGCATATACGCGATATAGAACATTGCCCAACGGTTCTCATAGATACGACATTCTTGTATCGTGGGAATCTAAAGATTTAATTGGTCGCGTCTGGTATAAAACGAACCATGTACAAGGCGAGGCGATCGTCATTGAAGACGGGCTAAGCGCCGATGAACTCGGCTTTGCTGGAGCGTGGGTGTACGCAGGGCAGGGAAAAGGACAGCTGATTATTCCACAGGCTCTACCCGGCGACACCTACAGAATAGCAATTACCACAGCCGATGGACGTGGTGTATTTAATCTCCCGGATGATGCACCAAAAATCGACAAATTAGTCGCGCTGAAATCCACAATTCCAAACACTCCCGACAACTTCAAAATGGTTATTGGAAGTGTAGCGCATTTATCGTGGAATCCCGTGACCAACGCCGACGTACAGTTCTATGAACTTAGGACAAACAGCAACGCAGGCGGCGATTCCGACGCTTTACTGGCAAGAACAGATGGGCTATCTTTTGATGTTACGCTGACAAAACGCAACGGAACATTATATCTGTTCGCCTGCAATACGGAAGGGAAATATTCTGCACCTGCAACAATATCGTATAACAAGCCCGCACCGTTAGCTCCACCTAAGCCCGATTTAATATCGGCAATCGGCGGATTTTCCGTTGTTGCTAATCCTATCCCCGCCGACTGTGCAGGGATGGCGGTATATATAGATCCTGCAGGTAAAAACATCATGCGGGTAACAACAACAAATAGCGTTTACTCTTACTCTTGTCCTGAAAACGTCTATGAAGTGTCTGTCGCTTACTATGACATGTTCGGGGAAGGCGCACGGTCGCCGTCGAATATGGTCACGGTGAAACTTGTTATTGATGAATCAATGCTGAAAGACGGGGCAATTAGCCTTAAAAAAGTTGACGAATCAATCAAAAAAGCGCTGGAAGCAGGGAAAGTCAGTCGGGAATCCGTTAATCAGATAGTGTCCAATTTGAACAAAAAAGACGGCTACAAGACGTACAGCGCCTTAACGCAGCTGAACAATGCTATTGAACTTCGGGTAAAAGATAATGAGATCATTAACCGTATTAACTTAACACCGAAAGGAACGACGATTGACGGCAGTTATCTACATATCACCGGTAAGACAACTATTGATAATAATGTCATAGTAAACGGTATGCTCGCCGCAAATGCCGTAACATCAGACAAAATAGCAGCAGGCGCGGTAACGGCGAATAAGATTAGTGTTAATAGTCTTGAGGCGGTATCGGCTAACGTCGGCAATCTTAAAGGCGGAACTATATCGGGGACAACATTAATCGGTTCAACAATACGAAATGCGTCGAACACTTTTTCTGTTGATCCAGACGGGAACATCGTGGGGGCGACGCTCAAGGCGGGTACCATAGATGGTAATTCTGTAAGAATTAACGGCTACAACGTCAGGGCGGTTTCGATTCTAAAAGGTACTGGGAAAGGAGATTTTACAATTCCTCTCCCGGAAGGATATGAAGAAAAGGATTGCGTGTGGACGGCATTTTTAATGAGTAATGCACGGAGTACTTATTCTTTTTCGATGAATGGAAGAAGAGTGCATGCCAAAGAAATATCAGGGGATTACCCCGACCCGCTGTGCGGTTACATGGTTATAGGTATTAAATAAAGGAGGCATAAATTGTGGTACGGATTTGATAGTGGAGGCGATTGTCGGTTCTCTTCTGACGGCGCAGTACGACAGGAGCCGGGCATATCGGTTGTGAAGTCCGATGTAGTATATACGGATATTTCCCGGCTTGTACTTATTAACGGGAAAATTGTGGAAATGGAGGAGACGGCAAATGAAACTAACAGTATTTCAACACGGTGAAATTAGAGATGAGAACGATAAAATCATTAAAGAAGGGACTTACGGCAAGCATACCGTGTTCACTTCTTCCGATAATCGAGGGATTTTAGACTATATCATCAATAACTTTGAAGTGCTGTATCAAGCGGTACAGGGTAATCTATCCGGCATTGTCGACGTAAACGCCATTCTTAATACTGTCAAGGAGTACATCAATAAGCAGAAATACGTACAGTCTGTAGACGGAAAGGGCTTATCTACAAACGACTACACGGCGGAAGAGAAAGCCAAACTGGCGAGTCTTGAGAATTACTCTCTGACGGCAGATAAAATAAAAACGGCATTAGGGTATATGCCGGTAAACGAAACTGCACTAAATGATAAGGTGTCTACTGTCGCATTAACGAACGCAATAACATCGGTGACGAATAACTTTAATCAGACACTTGCAGGATACGCACAAGAATCAGAACTAAACGACAAGCAAGATAAATTAGTTTTTGACAGCGCACCAACGGAGAACAGCAAGAAAATGCTGACGTCCGGTGCTATATATGCGGCGATACAAAAAGCCGTACAATCTATTTCCGATGTGGATAACACATCATTTTAAAAAAGGAGCAGAGGTATGACAATCACAAGGCAAGAAATCATTGACGCACTCATCAACGGGAGCGCCGAGATCGGAAAAAATGAAGAGTATGTAGATTTAGACGAAAGGAGTTTTTAATCATGACAAAAGGGAGAATATCTGTCGAAAGTGTAGCCGCTATTGCGAATGCAATTAGAGAAAAATTAGGTACAACCGCAACATATAAACCTGCTGAAATGGCACCCGCTATTCTGTCTATTCCGACAGGTGGAACAGGGGAAGAAATCCCGAAAATCTATGTAGCGAAAAAGCTTGAACATCAGAGTATTGTTATTACGCCGAGTGCTTTAACAACACCGGCGGAAATCGGTGATAAAAAGGTATATTCAGCTTCCGTATCTTCAATCGATATTAAAGTGGTACCCGCAGTAGGCTATGAAGCCGGGAACATCGTCGTCAACGGAAATGTTATGAGTAAAGAGGTTAATAATTACGCAATCGCTGGGGGCGAACAGATTACCGCAACAGCAGCTACAAAAATAGGGGATTCACCAACGCTTGATATCCACGGCACGCTGATATTTACTGAAAATGGCGAAGATACATTGATCGCAACAAGCGATAAAATCAATACTACAAGTGCCGGATATCAGGTTAATAATGTTTACGCACAGTGTGTTGGGGATTACTTGATAGTCGAAATCAATATACCAGGAATCGAAGAATTTTATAGCAAGCCGGGAATTTACACAACTTCGGTCATTAGTGTAAAAATTGGCGATGTATTATTCGATATGACACGCGAAGGCCCGAATAGTCTTTCAGGCGGAAGTTCGAAGGCGGATTTTGTGAAGTTAAAAGCGAACGTTGGTACCCTGATTAATTTCTCAATCAAATATGAATAATTACCAAGGCGGGAGTCGTAAAGGCTCCTGCGGTATTAATTCCATCAAGAGGTATATAAATAATGAGTATGGGGGATATGAGCCCGGAGGCGTTGGAAAGAATCGTCAGAATTGAGACAAAGCTGGACATGCTTGTCGAAATGATTCCGAAAATGCAGGAGCTGCAGTTGGCACACGAAAGAGCAGCGCAGAGCGCTAAATCAGCGCACCACAGGATAGACAATATATACAAGGTGGCAGGCTTAATATCTACCATCGTATCTGTTGTCATTGCATTAATCGGAAAGGTGCTGTGATATGAAAAAGTTAAAATCACTCTGGAAAAAAGCAAAAAGCTACTTCCGAAAGCTGAATGCCCCGCTGCTATACTGGGCAATACTCTATGCGGTAATTTGTGTTTTCTGCATTTTTCTCTATATTCTGATGACCGTTGCTGACTGGCTGATCACGGGAAAAGGAAATGAGCCGGAGTTAAGACTATTCATCACCATGCTCCTATCCGCAGGGGCGGTCGGCGGTATAGTCGGAATCGGTAAGATGTTTGTGGACAAAGACAACAATAAAATACCGGATGTATTCGAAAAGGACGATGGGAAACCACCGTTCTTTTTCGTGAAAGGAGAAAAAAGTGACGAAAGAAGAACTGGCAAGGGCGATAGCGACAGGGATAATTGAGACAGGGATTGAAGGAGACTATGGTTCTGTCTCGTGTTCCACCGCAGGCGATTACCCATCAATTGGTGTAAGCCAATGGGAAGGAGAAAGAGCTAATCGTCTGTTGGAAAGCATTTCCGGCGGAGCGCATTATGCTTACCGCAGTTACTCTGATTTGAGATATTCCGGCGAACTCTGGGCGCTGAAAGAACTCTTGATGAGTGATGAAGGACAGCAGGCACAGCTCGATATGCTTGCCGAAGACTGCGAAGACTATGTAGAAACACTCTGGGAAGTCCCGGATCTTGACGATACAAGATGCACAATCTACGCCGGGATGTGGTGCCCGACATCTGAAACTGTCGTAAGAAACTTCTTGCAGCGAAGACAGGACAAGGGTTATGACTTGCGGGACATCAATGTAATCTATGAACTATTCAGAGAGCAGTATGCTTATGCGGCATGCTGTGAAGAATACGCGGAAGGTTATGCAAATAGAGCCACTACTACTTATGAATATGTAATGAGCTTGGAGGTATAAATGTGGAAAATCAGAAAAGGGCTTATTTTATTGGCGGTCTTGCTGTCTGCGTGGTTGTCGCCATTGTTATCTGGTTCGCATGTGCGGGCAGAACGAGTATACACGATCTCCGAAACGGAGCTGACGCAATTAGAACAGAACTTGACAACGCTCGAACAGCACAGCAGGGACAAGTCGATACTCTTAGACAAGCAAGCGAAGCAGTTGAACGAAGCGCAGAAGCGGTTGAAAATAGCAAACGAGCAAATCAGGAAATCTCAAGAATTGAACGAACAGACGCAGAACTCATTAGAGAAAGCAAATCAATACTTGAAAGAGTACGAGAAAGAGGCAGAACGGAAAATAAGAATTAAAACTCGGCAAAGAAATATGTGGATTGTTATCAGTGCAGTAGCCGCGGGAGCGGCCATCTCCCGGAGGTGATCCTATTTTTTTCTTCGGATATAGTTGTAAAAAAATAAAAGAGGTGATTATATGAGATGGCTTTTATATGCGCCGCTACAGTTAATCTGTATGGTCATATGCTATATCACCAATCCGATTGTGGTATTGTTTGCTGATGAAAACGGTGAGCTACCCGGATTGTTTTGTCTTTGGCAAACGTGGGACGATTCTTGTGACAGCGAAGATTGTGTGACAAAGTATGTACCAGACTGGATGCGGTATGATTTCTATAAATATTACTTGACAGAAAAGCGATATGATCCGGACTACGGACGAATAATAAAACGGTCAATCAACATTGCACCGTTGCCGCTAATTGACAGATTTAAGCGGTATTGCTGCCGTGTCTTTTGGCTATCAAGAAATTGTGCTTACGGTTTCGCTTTAACTCTGTTCGGAGCGACAATCAATCCGGATGATATTGTTGTTATTGATGACTATAAGGCAGGAGAATTTGAAAGAAATATACTTGTTACACGGGATCTAAAATATTGGAAGATCTATAATTCAATGCGGATCCTGAACACGAATTACCGATGGAAAATATATTTAGGCTGGAAGATTCACGATGTAAAAAACGTTCATTATGCGATGCTGGCATTCCGGGTATGGTTCTGTAAAGCAAATTAAAAGAGGGCGGGAAACCGCCCTCTTTTTTTATTGCATAAATTACTTTATTATGCTATGATTTAGTCGTCAGAGGGAAACCTCTGTGGGTTTAAATAATCTGAAAAAGGAAAAGGAGCAGGGAGAAATCCTTGCTCTTTTTCTGTTGCATGATATAAAAAATAATTATAACAAAACATCTTGAAAATGTATTGACTAATCAAAGATGATATAGTAATATATAATCAAGAAAGGGAAGAACCCCTACAGATTATTTAAAACCACAGGAGGAAAATGAAATGGCTAAATTTTACGACGGGAAAGAACTTATTGAAATCAGAATGGTAGATAGAAATAGCGGTGTCAATTTTGAAGATGATTTTTTCGAAGTAGGAGGACTGAAATACAATGAAGCTCTTGAAGCTTATATTGTCGACGACATCTATTACCTAATTGATTACGCACAATCTTATGCAGACGGGAGTAATACTGATATAGATTATGAGATTGATGATGCCGGAAATGTAATTCTTCCGGATGTTGATGTCTTCGTAAGCGATGCAGAAAAAATATAAATTTAAGCAAAACAAGGAGGAAAACAAAATGAAGATTTGTGGAACATGGCCACAGATGATTTGTACTAAAAGAGAGGAGAAAGAAAAATGAAAGTAAGAATGTATAGAAACTATGATAAATTCCCATATGAGAGTGATCATCACGGGAACTTTAACGGAAGAATGATATTCACATTCTTCCGCCCGATTAGCGGGGCATTCGATTGTATACTGGTCGAACTTCCGGAAGGGTACAACCCATTACCGTTGGAAAAGTACGAACACTACAGCGGATGGCAGATGGAATTAGATCAGGTTGTAAAAAAAGAAGAAGACGGAATGTGCAACACTCGCGGATTAACTATGAGGTTTTTCGATGAGAAAAACTGGGACTATGTAAACGTTCCAAAGGGGTGGCTCGATACTTATGCAAAGGAAGATACGGTGCCAGAACTTTGTGGTCGTGAAAATATACCGGTTAAATTCATCAAAATCGAATATTCGACGGTAAAAGAACTCGCTGAAAAATTTAATTGTGAATATATAGAACCGACAGATGAGTTTTATACCGGCTTCCGGAAAAGAATAAATGAATATATAAGCGCTTATGAAAAATGGGAGGCTATGAAAGATGAAATTAACCGCAGATCGGTTACAACATTTGAAACTCTAAAAGAAAGAGTTGAACTCAAATCAAACTGGCACGAAAAAACATACATCGGAAATCCAGGCGATTATGTATTAAATGTAGGAGAGAAACGATATCTTATACTCGGAGTTGTAGCTGCGGAAGACACTTCACCGAGCAGCGATCATATGTTTCTCAATGTACAATCGTTTAATCTGGACGACAGGGAAACTCGTTTACCCGCGGTAGGACTTCCGGAAAACACGCCTGCGGAGATAATCGACATGATAGAAAAAGAATCTGCACGCCGAGACGAATTAATAGGCGATCACGGAGAGGAGGATTGGGGCTAATGGCGGAAAATAAAAAAATCAGTGCGAACTGGGGAGGAAAAAGAGAAGGGGCAGGTGCAAAGAAGATTTTACCGACTGGTGCCAGGACACGGTCAATCAGGATGACGGATGGTGAGTATAAAAAAATCAAAGAGTATCTGTCTGAGTTGCGGAGCACAAAAAATGGAAGTCGGTGATAAATTTAATGCGTGGACTGTCATAAAAACAAATGTACCGGCGGAACACGAATACCACGTTTTATGCCGCTGCGAATGCGGAAGAGAATGCTGGGTAAATTGCTCGGCACTGCGGCTTGGTAAATCTAAATCGTGCGGATGCAAAAAACGATACAATCGGAAAGAATATGATCTGCAGCCGGGGGATAAAATAGGTTACTGGACGATACTAAGCAATGAAGGCGATAGATTCCGCTGTCGATGCATCTGCGGCGCGGAAAGAGTCATAAAGCACAACATTTTAAAAAATGGTAGGTCTTTATCCTGCGGTTGCCGTCGCAGTGATCATCAAGTCAAAAAACAAAAAGAAGGAAGAGAATTAGGACAAAAAATATCGAGAGAAGTGCAAAAGCACGGGCTATCCGTGGCGTATGCCGGATTCGGTCGGCGGAAAAATAAAAACTCGAGAACCGGTATAACAGGAGTGTCAGCATGGGGCGATAAATATAGGGCATATATTATGGTTGACCGGAAGCAAATCAATCTCGGAACATTTAAAAAATTAGAGGATGCAGTAAAAGCAAGAAGAAACGCAGAAGAGCAGTATTTTTCAGAGCGGCAAAAAAGGGTAGATAAAATAAAAAGAGCGGTAATGCAAAAAGAGCGGTAGTGATATCGCTCTTTTTAATCTGCCCCCACTTCTGCCCCCACTTTAGAAAAGTTTATAGCTATTTGCGTGTATTTATGCGCTGATTTTGTTAGATTTTATCGAATAATCGTAACTATATATCGAATTGGAAATCATGTTGCCGGCGAATACCGGCACGGGGGTTCGAATCCCCCTCTCTCCGCCACGAAGTCAGAGCCTGTCAAGTAAGACGGGCTTTTTTGTTTTGTGAAAATGGCAACAAAAAAGTTCCGTTGAAATGCTTTTTGACGACACTTTGACGACACTTTGTTCCGGTGCGCAAGAAAATTTGATTGTATGGGCTTTTTATTGAAATATGGCAATATATCATTTGTCCTGCAGGCGATTTTAATATTGATTCCGTATAAGGAAGCAAAGAAAACATTTACAATACCGTCCCTGTAAACTATAATTAAAAATAAGAAAAACATTTGAAATATTACTTTGGGAGAGCAATCAT